AAGCTCAAGATCTGGTTCGCGCGCCTGATCGACGGGCACGACCCTGATGTTATCGGCCGCGAACGCGACACGGCGCTCGGCGTCCTGATCGAGGATGCGCTTCTCGGTTTTTTTCCGAGAGCGCGGACACGGTTGAAGCCCGTATCCGCGCCCTGATTGCGGGCGGCGCTTCGCCGCTCGATGTCATGGTCCTCCCGCTGCCGCGCCTGCGGGTGATTGGCAGCTTCCTCACCGGTATATGAGCCATGGCCACAATCGTGCGCGCCGAGGCGGTCATCACCGCCAAGATCCAGTTGCGTCCCGGCTTGCGTGAGGCCGCGCGCGACCTGCAGAATTTCGCGCATCAGCAATCCAAGGCGCAGTCCCTGATCGCCTCCGGCGTCAGCCGGATGGTGATGGCGGCAGGCGGGGCTATCGCCGGCTATGCCGGCATAGGCGCGCTCAAGGAGGCGACCAAGCGCTTTGCCGAGGTTGACCGCGCCATGACGCGCACCGGCATCACCGGCGATGCCTCGGCCGAAGAGACGCGCAAGGGCGCCGAGGAACTGCGCAATCTCGCGCGGAATACCGCGACGCTGTTCGACCCGGCGCAGAAGGGCCTTGACGCGATCACGGCCTCGGGTCGCGATTTCGGCGACGCCATGAAGATGATGCCGGCGGTGCTCAAGACCGCCCAGGCATCAGGTGCCGGCGTCGAGGATATCGCCAATTCCTCGACCTCACTGATCGACCATATGAAGATCTCGATCGAGGGGCTGGCGGAGGCGCAGGACACGCTCGCCATGGGCGGCAAGCTCGGCAAGTTCGAATTGAAGGACATGGCGCGCTATCTGCCCTCGATGCTGCCGGCCTATAAGGCGATCGGCAAATCCGGCCAGGATGGGCTGCGCAACCTTGTTGCCATGCTCCAGGTCATTCGCGGCGGCACCGGCACGGCCGAGGAGGCCGCGGCCTCGGCGCAGAACATCTTCTCGAAGATGGAATCGGACCAGACGGTCAAGAACTTCAAGGAAATGGGCGTCGACCTGCCCAAGGCGATGACCAAGGCCCGCAAGGAAGGCAAGGATCTGCTCGATGTCTTCCTGGAGCTGTCGAACAAGGCGCTGAAGGGCGATCTCTCCAAGATCCCGCAGCTCTTCCAGGACATGGAGGTGCAGCGCGGCATGCGGCCGCTGCTCGCCGACATGCAGAAGATCCTCGATCTGCGCGAGAAGCTGAAGGGTGCCAAGGGCACGATCGACATCGACTTCGTTCGGGTCGGCGGCGATGCGCAAGCCTCACTCGACAGGCTCAAGGAAAGCGCCGATCGCGCCAAGACAGCCATCGGCTCGCTGGCGGCGGAAGCCTCATCGCCTTACCTCAAGGATGCGGCCGGCACGATCGACGCCGTCGCCCAGGCAATGGAGCGCGCGGCAGAGGCCGCCCGCAAGGGCGGCTTCACAGGCGCGGCGAAGTCGCTGGCAGGAGACCTTGGCGACACCGTCGTCAAGGACCTGCAGCAGGGTCGCGACAGCTTCGCCAAGGTGGCGGATGATAGCACGATCCAGACCGATCCCAATCAGGGTGGCATGCTGGACTGGATGATCGGCGACACCAGCCGTTCAGCCACGCAAAAAGCGCTCAACGATCTGCTGGCCAAGGAAAAGCGCGGCGCGCTGTCCTATTTCGACAAGGTCAACAAGCGCAATTTTCAGAACAAGCTGGCAGAATTCGACGATGCATGGTCGCGTGACCAGATGCGGCGCGTCGGAGCCCTGCCGGAGCAGCTGACCAGTGCCTCTCCGGAATTCGCCAATGAGATCGAAGGCGCCCGCGAGGCGCGGCGTGCGGCTGGCTTTCCGAAGCAACAGGCGCCGCTTTCTGGCGGGCGCAAGGGCAATGTCCTGCCGCCCTCGCGGCCGGGAGGCCTTGGCCTGGCGCTGCCTCCGGTGCAGGGGCTCGATGAGGTCAAATCCAAGGTCGAGGCCGCCGCAAGCAGCTTCGACCTGCTCGGCCCGGCCGCTCAGAGTGCCGGCGGGCAGATAGAAACCGGCTTTACTGCGGCGCGCACACAGGTCCAGGCGCTGCTCGCTGATGTCGCCGCCTTGCAGAACAAGCTCAACAATCTGCGTGCGCCCTCGCTCTCCTTCGGCGGGGCAGGCGGCCTGCCGACCGGCAAATCCATGGGTGAGGTGCGATGACGGACTGGACGCGGCTGCTGCTGCCGGCCTCGTTCAACGGCCAGCCCTTCTATGTCGAGAGCGGCACGGCCGAGGCCGGGCATAGCGTCTCGACCACGAAGATCCCGAACGGCCGGCATATCAATGAGAGCTTCGGCCCCAACGCCCGCAAATTCGAGGTCACGGCCTATCTGACCGGGGCTCTCAGCCATGTCAGGGCCGAGGGCTTCCTGGCCGCGGCCGAGACGCGGCATCGCGGCGTGCTGATCCTGCCCGATATCGGGCCGAGCCTGGTGCGCCTGACCAAGGCCAAGCGCGAATTCCAGAAGGACAAGCTCGGCTATATCGCGCTCTCGCTGGAGGCGGTGGCCGAGCCGGCCAATGCGGGCCTGCGCCTTTCGGCCAATGCGCTGGAGGCGCAGATCTATGCGGTCGCGGGTCTTGCCGCCACGGCCTTCGGTCTCTTCTCCGGCTCGTCTTTCCGGCTCGCAGGCCAGCCTTCGACGGTTCAGGAAGCGGCTTATGATGCCGCTGCCGTGCCGCTCGGCGATCTCGTGGCACTGCGGGACTCTGTGCGGCTCGATCCGGCCGGGCGCGACGCGATCGCGCCGGCCTTCTCGGCTGCCACGCTCGCACTCGGCGGCCTGATCGACGATCCTGCGAGCTATGGCGTGGCGCTCGCCAATGCCGCGATCGCGCTCGGCGATGCCGCCGACCCGGCGACCCTGGCCGAGACGATCGTCGCGTTCGGCGCTCCGGACGATGCCGCAGCGCCGCAGGTGAGCCAGGGGACGGCACTGATCATCGCCGAGAATGCCGGCTATGGCGTTGCCCTGCAGGCTGCTTCTCGGGCGCTCGCGCTTGGCGAGGCGCAGGCGCGCCGGAGCTATCGCGATCGTTCCGAGGCGATCGGCGCACGCGCCATCGCCACCGCCGTCTTCGACGACGCGCTGTCGCGGGCCGGCCGGGCCGGGCTCGACATGGCGCGCGAGCTCTCGGCGATGAAGGGGCTGATCGCCGAGCTGACCCTGCGCCGAGAGGCTGATATCGCGCCCTTGATCACCGTCTCGGCCGGGCGCTCGCTGCCCTCGCTGGTCTGGGCCTGGTCGCTCTATGCCGACCCGCTGCGGGCCGAGGATCTGGCGCGGCGGGCCGGTGTGCCCCATCCCGGCTTCATGCCGGAACGCTTCGAGGCGTTGGCTTCCTGACGCAAGATTCTGGGCCTCATAACCGGATAATCCTGCCAAATGGCATTCGAGATCGTCACCCTGAAAACGGCGGGGCTGACGCTTCGCCCGGTGACGATCTCGATCGAGATCGCGCTCGACGAGGCGGCGCGCTCCTTCGAGGCCAAGGTCAAGCAGATCGGCATGACGCAGGCCGCCCTGGTCGCGGCGCTCGCCGGTTCGCCGAAGGCAACGATTCACAGCAAGGCCAGCGACGGCTTCACGTTTGATGAAAGCTCCGATGGCGGCGACCTGATCCTGACCGGCCATGTCGAAAAGCGCTCGCCCTCGCTCCGCTCGGCCGAGGCCGAACTGCCGATCGCCGGGCGCTCCAAGACCGGCGACCTGGTCGACAGCTCGGCCGAGCACGCCACGGGCGAGTTCAAGGGCAAGAAGGCCCCCGAGATCCTCGGGCCGCTGGCCAAGGATTACGGCATCACGGTCGAGAGCGATCTCGATCACAAACCGCGCGATGTCTTCCGGCTGCGCCCGGGCGAGACGATCTTCACGGCGGGCGAGCGCATCGGCCGGGCCGAGGGCTTCTCGATCACGGATACCGAGAAGGGCAATCTCAAGCTGGCCAAGGCCGGCACCAAGCGCCATGCCGGCTCGCTGACCGAGGGCGTCAACATCCTCGACGCCAGCGCCGTCCTCGACGACAGCAAGAAATTCTCCAAGGTCAAGGTCAAGGCGCAGGCGCCCGACGGTTATGGTCCGGACGAACTGCAGATCGAGAGCGAGGCCAGCGACGAGACGATCACCCGCAAGCGGGTGCGCGTCGTCGTGCCGCCCGAATTGATCAAGAAGGACGATAGCCGCGCCCGGGCGAAATGGCACCGCGACCAGGCTGCCGGCGCCGGCACCACGGCCGAGGTCACCGTCACGGGCTGGCGAGACGAGGCCGGCAAGATCTGGCAGCCCGGGCTGCTGATCTTCACCGAAAGCCCGTCGCTCGGCATCGTCCAGGACATGTTGATCAAGAAGGTCAAGCTCGAGCAGGACGCCGCCGAGAGCTCCAACGGCACCCGCGCCACGCTCTCTTTGGTCGATCCGCGCACTTTCGGCGGCAAGAAGGGCAAGGGCACGAAATCCGGCAAGGAATGGGACACCGGCAAAGCCGGGGGCGATGATGACTGAGGCCCGGCCATGATCACCGAATTCGGCGAAGCCTCGACCATCACCCGCGGCAAGGTCGTCGCGGTCAACGACACGGCGCGCGGCCAGACGATCACGATCAAGGGCTATAGCGGCGAGACCT